CAGGCAAAGGAGAAGATCGAGGAGGTCGTGCACATCTGGAGGGACCGCACGATCCATACGGACGATGTCTGCCGGATCGAGGGCGCATCCTTCCGGTGCGCCATGGTCCAGCATGTCCTGGATGAGAACGGGCTCAAGATCACGCGGCTGTCCCTGGAAAGGCTGGGAGAAAGATGATCGGACAGGCAGTGGACAAGGTAAAGGAGGCACTTCTGGAGGTCACGGAAGAGGTATCCCACTATGAGGCCAGTCAGAAAGGCTGCCACTACATTGTATATGCAGAGGACGGCGAAGGCGCAGGTGTGCATGGGGACAACCAAAAGCTGCTCCAGAGCATAGAGGGGACCATAGACCTGTATACCAAAAAGGACAGAGATCCATGGGTGGAGGGGATACAGAGGGCACTCAAGAGAAAGCGCATCGCTTTCCGGCTGTCAGAGATCTCTTATGAGCAGGAGACCGGGTATCTCCACTACCAATGGATCTTTGAGACCAGTTAGAGGAGGAGACAGTATGGCCGTCATGCAGATCAAGGGTATGGAGGAATATACAAAAAAGATCAAGGACCTGGCAAAGAACGAGGAAAAGGTCATCAAAACGAGTGTATATGTAGGGGCTGGTGTGATCGCAGATGCGGTAAAGGCAGCACTCAAGACATTACCCGTGGAGGAAGGCGGGAACGGACTCCCGCCTTTTGGAACACCGGAACGTCCGATATCAGGGGTATCCAGGCAGCAGAAGGGAGACCTTATAGACGGTATGGGCCTGGCGCCCATCAAGGAGTCAAAGCCGGGGTATATCAGCACAAAGCTGGGATGGGCCGGATACGGCCGAGTGAAGACAAAGAGATATCCAAACGGTGTGCCAAACCAGATGCTGATGCGCGCCGTGGAAGGCGGGACTTCCTTTCGCAGGAAAACCCTGGTGGTGCGTAAGAGCGCCCGGAAGGCGAAACAGCAGGCCGTAGAGGCCATGGGCAGACGGGCAGAAGAAGAGATCAGAAAGGAGATATGACATGGCGATCAAAGGATTATCGATCCCGGTGTGTGGGACCTATAAAAAAGAAGAGGACAGGGTGTCCTATGAAGAGCCGTTTGTGGCGGACCATGCTGTAGAATACGGCGTGTCCTGGGAGATGGGGGACGATGCGCCCTTGTACGGGGACAACAAGACCATCGAGAATGCCAGAGGGACCTTTAAGAGCGGAGAGCTGACCCTGGGCACGGCAGACCTGCCGCAGGAACTCTCTATGAAGATCCTGGGGCTGAAAGTAAAAGAGACAGAGTTCGGGCCGGAAGGGGAAAAGATCCAGGTAAAAGAACTGACCTATGACGATGATATGAAAGCACCGTACCTGGGGTTTGGGATCATCGAGGAGCATCAGATCGATGATGTGGACCAGTACCGGGCAGTTTTCCTGCCGAAGGTATGCTTCAATCTGCCGGAGGAGGCAGCGACCACCCGCGGGGAGAGCGTGGAGTGGCAGACGAAGAGCGTCACAGCTAAGATCCTCCGGTCCGACGCCGTGGATGAGGAGAACAAGCATCCCTGGATGCAGGACGCCTGGTTCACGAAGGAGTCGGAGGCCGTGGAGTACCTGATGTGGAAATGCGGGAAGAAATGGGAGGGCGGTCTATGATCAGTTATCTGGAGATCGCCGGGAAGAGATATCCCATGTCTTTTTCCCTGGGAGCGCAGAAGGCCATCGTGGCCAGGTACGGCGGTATGGAATGTCTGGGAGATCTGAGGAGCAGAGGACTGGATGAGCAGGATATGGACATGCTCATCTGGATGACGGAACTGCTGATCGCGCAGGGATGTGCATATAAAAATTATTTTGAAAAAGATATCCCGGCACCGAAGGACGCGCCGGTGGATGCGGATGGAAAATGGATCCCACTTCCGGCGGAGGCCATCGAGGTGGGGATCACGGAACTGGGAGGCCTGGCGGTCCTGGTAAAGAGCATCCTGCAGTGCATCGGGATCTCCAAGAAACAGGAAGTCGAGGCAGAGCCTGTGGAGGGCACCGTAAAAAACGCAGAGACCACGCAGGGCCGCTGAGCTTTGCGTGGTATGACTTCTGGGGAAGAGAACTAGGAGCGCCGGTCCTGGAATATTCCTGCATGCCTGTGGGAGAGTTCCTGGACTTGATCGCTGTATGCCAGATCCGGAACGGAGCCGCACGGGAAGCAGAAAAGAACACGGGATACATCCCGGATTTGAGGTGAGAAGATGGCATATGACATAGGCCCCCGGATCGGGATCGATGGGGAAGCGGAATTTCGGAAACAGCTGAATAATATCAATACGTCCCTTAGGACCCTGGGGACGGAGATGCAGAAAGTCGTATCGGAATTTGCAGAGAATGCGAATGGCCAGGAGGCACTCATCGCAAAGAACCAGGTGCTCACGAGCAGTATCGAGAAACAGAGGGAACAGCTTGAGGCATCCAAGAAAGCCTTGGCAGAGGCTGCGGAAAAATACGGAGAAAATGCCACGGAGACCTTAAAGTGGCAGCAGGTGGTGAACCGTTCCGAGACTGAACTCAATAAGCTGGAAAATGAGCTGAAGCAGAACAGTACCGCCCTGGAGGAGATGGAACAGGGGCTGCGGGATGTGGAGACCGGTATGGAGGTCAAGGCTGGAGCAGAGTATGAGCGTCAATTGAGTGAGATCGACACGGCATTGCAGACCCTGGGGACGGAGATGCAGAAAGTCACATCCAGGTACGCGGAAAATGCGAATGGCCAGGAAGCACTCCTCGCAAAGAACAAAGTCTTGAACACTTCTATCGAGACTCAGAAGCGGAAGCTGGAGGCCTGCAAGAAGGCCCTGGCGGATGCTTCCCGGGAATTCGGGGAAGGGTCCACGCAGGCCATGAAGATGCAGCAGGCAGTGAACCGTTCCGAGACTGAACTCAATAAGCTGGAAAATGAGCTGAAGCAAAACAATACCGCCCTGGATGAGATGGAACAGGGGCTGCGGGATGTGGAGACGGGGCTGCGGGATGTAGCGGATGCGGCAGAAGATGCCGAAAAGGAGAGCAGTTCCTTTGGAGACAGCTTAAAAGCGAGCATCCTGGGAAATGGGATCGTGGAAGGGGTGAAGGGCATCTATTCCGCTATCTCCGGCCTTATGGAAGAAACAAAGGAATACCGGAAGATCATGTCCAGTCTGGAGGTGTCCAGTAAGAAAGCCGGGTACAGCACGAAAGAGACCACGGAGAGCTATAAGACACTTTACGGGGTACTGGGGGATGACCAGACCGCAGCGACCACCACAGCGAACCTGCAGGCCCTGGGCCTGAGTCAGGATAAGCTGACTCAGCTCATCAACGGTACGGTCGGCGCGTGGGCGAATTATGGGGATTCCATCCCCATCGACGGCCTGGCGGAAGCAATCAACGAGACGGCAAAAGTGGGGACCGTGACTGGTACCTTTGCAGACGTACTGAACTGGGCGGGGACCAGCGAAGACGCGTTCAATGAGCGCCTGGCAGCCTGCGGTTCCGAATCTGAGAGGACAAACCTCATCATGCAGGAGCTGGCCGATCAGGGGCTGATGCAGGCAGGCAAGGCATGGCAGGAACAGAACAAAGATTTGGTGGCTGCGAACCAGGCGGCTGCGGATTTTGACCAGGGTATGGCCCAGATGGCAGAGCGTTTATCACCGGTGACAGTATCGGTACAGGAGGGGATCAATCAGATCCTGCAGAAGGTCTTGGAGTTGACAGAGGGCGCAGACTTTGAAGAGCTGGGAGAGGTCATAGACGGCGCATTTGATTTTCTCGTGGAGGATATCATCCCCTTAGTGGTGGAGTTTGTTGGCTTTCTGATCGATAACAAGGATTCTGTGGCTGGGGCCCTGGAGACCATCGGTGTAGGGTTCGCAGCCTGGAAACTGACCTCGCTTGCATCGGGACTTATCGGTGTCCTCAATGGGACGACTACGTTGTCGACGGTACTGCCGGGGCTCACAGGCGGAGTCACAGCATTGAACAAGGCAATCTCGGCAAACCCGATTGGATTTGTGATCACGCTGATCCTTATGTTGGTAACAGCTGTGGTCCATCTCTGGAATACGAATGAGGATTTCAGGAACAATGCAACGGCGCTCATGGAGGAGTTGAAGGAAAAAGTATCCAATATGGTGGAGAGCGTAAAGAGATTTTTTGGGAACCTTGCGGACAGTGCGAAAGAAATGGGCGGGAACATCAAGGATGCCGTGGTAGATGGATTTGAGAAAGCAGTGGATTACATCAAGTCTTTACCAGGCCGGGCCAAGGAATGGGGGAAGGACTTCATACAGGGTATCGTAGATGGCATAAAAGGAATGATATCAAAATTAAAGAACGCCGTAAAGGATGTGGCCGGTACGATCGCATCCCATCTGCATTTTTCCGTGCCGGATGAGGGACCGCTCACCAGCGCGCCTGAGTGGATGCCGGATATGATCGGCCTCATGACGAAAGGATTAAAGGACAGCCGTCCGGAGCTGATGCGTGCTGTCCGGGAATTGGCCAGTGACATGCAGGGTACTATGGACCTGGGAAAGAACACCATGACCTACAGCGCACAGGTCAGCCAGCCGGTATACATCTATAACACCGTAGATCTGGACGGAGAACCCATCTACCGGAAGACAGAGCAGTATATTGGAAACAAACAGAGGAGCAGGATGGTGGTGAGAGGAAGATGAGATATGGATATGACTTAGAATATGCCGGGGTCCGGGCGGAGAGCCTGGGGATCTATGTGGTGCGGAGGCCGGATATACCGGCCCCGGAGTATGATATGGAGGCCATCGTCATCCCTGGAAGGGACGGCGTGCTCCATAAGGATAACCATAGGTATCATCCCATAGAGATCACGATCGAGTTCAATTACCTGGAAAAGCCGGAAGCCTGGGCAGAAAAATGGAGGCATGTCAAGCGGTGGCTGTCCGCCCGGAATGCACGATTGTGCCTGTCGGATGACGCGGACTATTTTTATCACGTGTATGCGGTACGCCTGGAGACCAATGCCAGGACTGCGCGGGAGCTGGGAACGTTCAGTGCGGTCTTTTCCTGTGATCCGTACCAGTATCTGAAAACAGGAGAGATGGAACAGGAGCAGGATCTGGCGGATGCTGACCTTCTGGCTGCGGACGGAAGTCCGATCCTCGAAACGGGCGGCGAGCAGATCCTGACGACCTGTCGGATGGCGGTACTGCAGAACCCCTTTGACGGATGCTGCCCGCTCTTCCGGATCACCGGGGAGGGGACCTGCAGTTTTTCCGTGAACGGGAACTGGATGGAGGCGGCGGTCGACGGGGAGATCTTTATCGATACCGAGCGGGAAGCTGCCTACACACCAAAAGGAGAGCTGGCCGGCCGGAAGGTGTCGGGGGATTACCGTGCCATGCGCTTCCTGCCGGGACACAATGAACTGACGACCAGCGGAGATTTTACGATATACATCACACCGAGGTGGAGAGAAGTATGATACAGATCTATGAGGCCGCAAACCAGGCCTATGAAAAGAATGGAGACGCTGTCCTGCACCCTTTATCATGTACGGTGTCAGAAGTCCTGAAGGGGACCTGGGAGATGTCCCTGCAGAACCCTTATGATGAGAACGCGGGCCTGATCAGATCCGGAGCTGTCATCAAGGCAGATACCAACATTGGGAAAGGGCAGCTGTTCCGTATATATAAACACGAAAGATCAGAGAATGGCGTGAACGCCTCGGCCTACCCGATCTTCTTTGATGCGGGGAAAAATACAGCCATCCTGGACAAACGCCCCACCAACAAGACCGGGGATGAGGCGCTGCAGATTCTGACCCAGGGGACGCCGTACACAGCCGAGTCTGACATCCGGAGCGCACGCACGGCCTATTACCAGAAAGTGAACCTGATGGAGGCCCTGTGCGGGGAGGATGAGAACAGTTTCATCAACCGATGGGGAGGCGAACCCATCTATGACAACTACCACGTGACGATCAACAGCCGTGCGGGCGGGGATCATGGAGCCAGAGCAGCCTTCGGCTATAACCTGCAGGGGATCACAGAGCGTGTCCGTTTTGATGACGTGGTGACCCGCATCATCCCGGAAGCCTACAATGGCTATATGCTGGAAGGGGAGAGGCCATGGGTGGACAGCCCGAACATAAAGAAATACCCCATTGTCTATACCAAAGTGGTCCAGTACAGTGAGATCAAGCTGCAGGAGGACTGTACCGGAGAGGATGAGACCGGATATCCGGATCTGGAGAGCCTGCGGAAAGCGTTAAAGGAACGGGCGATGCAGGACTTCGAGGTGGGTATCGACAAGCCGGAGGTCTCCTATGATATCGAGTTCTTCCCTCTAGAGGACACGGTGGAATATGAGGACCTGAAAGACCTGGTGCAGATCGGCCTGGGAGACAGTGTGGAGTGCGAGAACAAAGGGCTTGACATCATCACGAAAGGGAGGGCGACCAGCCTGACCTATGACTGCATTCGGGAGAAGGTATCCGCCCTGCATGTGGGGGACATCGAGAGCAGCTATTTTGACGACATGTCCCTGGTTATGCAGGCAGCGGCGGATGCAATCACCAAAGAGGGAGGCCTCAAAGGAGAAAAGATCATAGGGATCATGAACGCAGCCGTCACCCAGCTGCGGGCGCAGCGTACCCAGGCGAAAAAGCTGGACGTGGTGGCCATGCTCTGTGAAGACACGGACCCGAAGAGTAAGAACTATGGGGCTATGTGCATCGGGACGAAAGGGTTCATGATCGCGTCGGAGCGTACCGCAGATGGAAAGGACTGGGACTGGAGGACATTTGGGACAGGCTATGGGTTCATCGCGGACTGTATCGTGGCCGGCCTTTTGGCATCCAGGAACTACAACGAGGAGACTGGGGAAGGGTTCTATATCAACCTGGATACCGGGGAGATCTCCATGAACAATGCGCGGCTGAAGGGAGAGATTGAATCCAAACGTGCGGAATACGGACTGTACGTGAGCATCACGCCGGGGGAAGTAAACCTCTTATCCGATTATAACGGGAAAACGGTGAGCGTATTCCGGCTGAGCGGAGGAGCCGTACTAGACGAGGCGACCGGAGACCTGAGGGGGATAAGCCCCTCGCTGACTCTGGGGCCGAAGAGCGGCTCTTTCGTGATCCAGTTTTCAGACAGCATTCTGAACGCGTGGAAGTTCGGGAAGACAGGAGCGAAAGACAGTGGGACCTACATCCAGGGGACCAAGAGTGGGCGTGCAGAATTTTCGGATGGGACCTACTTGGAATTTGCGAACGGATACTGTATAGGCGGCAACACCAAAAGTGGGAGCTTTTAGGAGGACAAAAGATGACACTTATTATAAGTAATATATACCTGGAGCGGTCGCAGATGACGGACAATGCCCAGTACATCGCGGACTATCTGATCGGGAATGGCTGGACCCAGAATGCGGTGGCGGGGATCCTGGGGAACATGGAGCAGGAATCCACCATGAATCCAGGACTGTGGCAGGACCTCAAATATGAGAACATGTCTGGAGGGTACGGTCTGGTGCAGTGGACGCCGGCAACGGAATATACCTCCTGGGCTGACCGGAACGGCTACCCCTGGGGTGGAGACACCAGCAGTCCGACCGTTTACGTGAACGGCCAGCTGGAACGGATCTTGTGGGAAGTCCGGTATGACCAGCAGTGGATCGCCACGTCAGCCTTTCCTTTTTCATTTACCGCTTTTACCCAGTCCGGGGAAGCTCCGGAATATCTGGCAGAAGCTTTTATGAAGAACTATGAGAGACCCGGGATCCCGGAGCTGGAAAAGAGAAAACAGAATGCCAGGTACTGGTTTGAAAACCTGCAATACGGCGGGAGCCGGCTGGAAGATGTGGTGCAGTTAGTGCTCAGCCGTGTAGGGAAGAACACCTATTCCCAGGACGGCGGCCTGCGGCAGCGCGTCTTCGACGAACCGAATGGATACTCGGACTGCTCTTCCCTGATGTGGAAGGCGTTCGAGCGGGGGGCCGGTATCCAGATCGGCACCTGGACCGGGGACCAGATGGGTCATGGGGAGCTGGTATGGCATAACCCGGCCTATGAAGATGTGTTCTCTCTGGAGATGCAGAAAGAGTCCGGTGCAAAACGCGGGGACCTGGTGTTCTGGGGGCCGAACGATGACCCGGGAAGTTCGTCCCATGTGGAGATGTACCTGGGGGATGA